GATGTAATGAAATTAAACAACAAGGATACAAAACCGCTATGATTAAGTTAGAGGACTGGAATAAACCAGCACTATCGGTTATGAAAGAGAATATCTTTACTAAAATGGACTAAATTGATATTTATAGTTAGGAAAAATTATGTCAGCTGAAACAAAAATAAAAAATTTATTAAATTATATTACAGGAAGTGCAGGTGGTTGGCCATCAAACACTAATGTTAGTATCCTTATGGGTGTTGATTACTTCATAGAGACGGGTTCTAATAATATTTATTTTAGTGAAATGAATACTGCTTGTGGGGTTAGTGGTGAGTTATCAAGACAAGAAGATACATTTGATAAAATTTCAAATTATGCGGCTACACAAAGTTATACAACATTATATGTATATGGTCAAAATGATAATGTTAAACACAATCCTTCTTCTTTTCAAGAACCATTGATTAGTGCAAGTTTTGCAAGACACGGAATACCGGTAAATTTTGAAAATAATGATAACACATCAATTACATATTTTTCACAAAGAGGTCAAGCACAATACTCAGGTAGTTTTCATTTATTTATGCAAACACCTTGGTTTAGTGATGATACCTTATTTAACATCGCAAGTGGTTCGTTTAACAAAAGTTCTTTTAGAAATATTCTATCATCATCACCAGAGAGTGATTGTTTAATACCATTATTTGATAAAGATAATTATACACCTAATGTTAATTTTCCTGACTATGTCATAAAAAAACCATCAGCTCACTCATCATTAGGAAGTGGTAATATAGGATTTAGAAAATATCAATCAGGCACTACTACTTATCAAGATGCGGTAGACAATGGAAATATAACTGAAAAGTTTATAGTATCAAGTGGTAGTTATAGTGGTGGAAGAGGACACTTACTCACTAATAAAAAATATTATTGGGTAACACCAACAGAGATTATAAACGCTGGACAAGATGTTGACCAAAGTGTAACTTACTCAAGTCAGTTTATTATGTCAGGGAGTGAAGCATATCACCCACAACCAAGATTCCTAAGAATAGTAGCAAGTGGAAGTTTAATCAATATGTATGACAATTCAACAAAACAAATCCAAGATGTAGAAGTCGGTGATGTTGTTAAATCATATCAACCGATTGGTATGCCAGATGAATCAGAAGGTATAAGTTGGGAAAGTTATACAACAACAGATTTAAGTGGTTCATTTTCTTCTGGTTCTATTGTTGTTGAAACAATAAATAAACAAAGTTATGGATATTATTTAATTAACGGAAGTATAAAAGTTCCTGCGGTTCCACACACTATGCACGGAGGAGGTAAATTCTTTTGTAAAACAGGAGATACTTGGAGTTGGAAGCAGTCAGTTGATATATCAGTCGGAGACTACTTTTTAAATAATGATGGTAGTGAGTTAGAAATCACATCAAAAACTAATGTTTTATCAGATGAAACATTTTATGGATTAAATGTTGAGGATATCGATACATACTTTCAATCAAATATATTGGTTCACAATATCCCACCACTTTGTTTTGTAGCAGGAACACCAATCACAATGGGAGACGGAACTACAAAAGCAATAGAACTTATTGAAGTAGGTGATGAAATTAAAAATTATGACTTTGAAACAAAAGAAATTAAAGTAGGTAAAGTATTGTCAATCGATACACCAACACACGCAGATATTATAGAGATTAGTTTTGGTGATAAGAAAAGTAGAAATACATTTGACCATCCATATTGGGTAGTTGGAAAAGGTTGGTCATCTTACAAACCACAATGGACAGAAAAAAGATATGACATCAAATCTGAACAATTAGAAGTTGGGGATAAATGTTTAGAACTTCAAGATGATATAATTATAGAAACTGAAATAACTGATATCCAAGAGGACATCAATCCAGTTCAAACATATTCATTGGGGGTAGAAACACATAAAAATTATTTCGCTAACGATATGTTAGTTCATAACAAAGGAAGTTTTTGTTTCACTTATGACACAATGATTACATTATCAGACGGAACATATCAACCGATATGTAAAATCAGACCAAACGATATGATAAAAACATACGATGTAGAAACTGGCAAATTACAAAATTCAAAAGTGTTAGAAACCGTAAAAGTTTTACACGACAATATGGTTACATATAAATTTAATGACAATACAAAAATTGAGGCAACTGATGACCATCCATTTTATATAGTTGGGGATTCTGAAGTAGATTCAGATTACAGACCATTATCCATTGGTGATATAGTATTGAATGATGAATTACAAGAAAGAGAAGTTGTCAATATAGAGGTAAATAATGTGGAAAAAATTACATACAATATCAATAGAACTGATAATGGTAAAAATTATTTTGCAAATAAGGTTTTAGTTTCTGATGAGTTTGATACAGAATAAAGATTTCAAATACTCAATACAAATACCTACATTTTTATCACACGAAAAGTGTGATGAGTTGATAGAACAAATAACCAACACAGAACAAAAAGTTATTGGTGGTGTTGGTGGTGAAAAGGGTGAACCAGCGATTATACCAGAAATAAGAGTTACTGAAGAATGGTATTTATTTGACCAACCAATCAATCCTTACAGACCAGATAAATGTAATGGGGATTGGAAATGGTTACAAGACAAGATATATCAAGTTATAAAAATGGTAAATCAAGGAGTCTTTAAGTTTGATATTGAAGGCGCTGATGATGAATTGAAACTTATAAAGTATCACGAGGGTGGGTTTTATGGTTGGCATACGGACTACAATGCAGGTAGTTGTTCAATTAGAAAGCTTGTAGCAATAATTCAACTAACAGACCCAAGTGAATATGAAGGTGGAGAAGTTCAATTTGGTATTCAAGATAAACATACAAAAGAGTGGTATACAATGAATCAACTAAAGGGTTCTTTGACTATATTTCCTACATTTTTGTCTCACAATGTAACACCAGTAACTAAGGGAACAAGATATGTTATACAAGAACTATTCGTAGGAAATCACTTTAGATGAGCAAAGACTTTCAATGGTATCTTGTAAGAGATAATTTTTTATCTCAAAATGAATGTGAAAAGGTTATAGAAATAATTGATAATAATCGTAATGATTCAGAATCCACACAAGATATAGAACTCAAAGAAGATAAGTATTTAAATAAAGTTTGGAAGATTATGAAACTTTCAAATGATATGCATTATAATTTTGATATTGATTGTGTGCAATTACAAGAGGGAAAGTATTACAAAAAGGGAGATTTTAAAGAAGAAGAAACACTACACTCAGATTTTGCAGCAGGACCAGGAAGATTAGTAGATATTAATACAAAACTTACATCAGTTATTTTTTTAAATGATGATTATTGGGGTGGTGGATTACAGATTTGGAACGAAAAAATAGAATCAAAACAGGGTAGGATAGTAATATTTCCATCTTTTGCAGCACACAAAGTATTACAATTTTACGACAAAGATAGATATACAATGTTAACTTGGATAAAAGGGAAAACTTTCAGATGATAAAGAAAAAAAACTTTCAGTTTGTATTACATAGAGAAAACTTCTTAACATCAAAACAATGTGATGAATTGATAGAAAAGTTTGGTCAGTCTAATTCACAGAAATCTACCGTTGCAGGAACTTATAAAGGAGATGATTCGGATGTAATAAATGAAGATGTTAGAAAAGTTCAAGAGATAAGATTAAAAAATGATGTGGTTTTGTCAGACGGATTCAAGTTAACAAAAAATATAGTAATGGCTTGTGAGATGTCTAATTTACTTAATTTTCAATTCGACTTGAAAAAACCATATGAATTAGAGGATATCGTTGTTTTAAGATACCAAAACACCGACAAGTATGATTGGCATTTAGACATAGGTGATTGTTCCACTTCACTAAGGAAAATAACAGCAATAATTCAGTTGAGTGATGAAAATGATTACGAGGGCGGAGAGTTTGAATTTAGTATGTCAAATGATAAAGGAGATGATAATTGTTATGGTTCAAGAAAAAAAGGTTCACTAATATTATTTCCAGCATATTTAGGACATAGAGTTAGACCAGTAACAAGTGGTGTTAGATATTCAATAGTCACTTGGATTCTTGGGAACTCTTTTAAATAATTTACATTTTCAAACTTACACTAACTATTTATTTATATCTAAAGGTTATTCACTATGAAAACAAAATCACTATTTGACCATATAAAACAAATTACTAATGTTCAGAACCAATTGTATTGGGAAAACATTACAGACGCAGATAAAAAGACTTGGTCTAATTATATGGTGCATAGATTTTTATCAATGAAAGCCGAGTGGATAGAAGTTGTAAATGAAATACAACAATATTGGGAATTGAAACCAAAAACAATTTATCAGTTCTACACAAACATATTACCAAGAGGAAATACATACTTACGATATACTAAATCTAAGAAGAAATCTAAGATTGAAAAGTGGGCTATGGATATATTATGTGATTACTTTCAAGAAAGTTCACAAAATATTGAAAAAACACTTGACATTATGGGTAAAGATGTCGTATATTCAATTATATCAAAGTATGGTGTAGATGAAAAACAACTAAAAAAAATATGGAGTAAATGATGGCGATTAAAGACGCACCAACAAAAGTTATTGATGATTTCGGTCAAGAATATGACCCGACAGAAGTAGAAAAAGAAATGGTGGACACACAAGATGTCGTAAGATATATGGAAAGAACTTATCCTGAGATGACAGGTGAGTTTCTAAAAATACAATCAGAACAATATGAATTGTTTTGTAGAAAACAATATGATTATGGCCCACA